AGAGCCATTAACGACGACGGAAGCTGGCATTGTTTCAGCTGTAACAGTCACGCTGGAGGAGGAGAACGAGTGAGCGAACCAACACCGAGAGAGTTTGTCAACGGATCACCTCAAGCAATAGCACGAAGAAACCTGACTGAAGATACTTGTCGGAAGTGGGGGTATTGGATGGGCAGTGTGAACGGACAGCCTGTACAAATAGCTAACTATAAAACAAGAGACGGTAAGACATGTGCTCAGAAGCTACGGTTTGCTGACAAGTCATTCGCTACAAGAGGAGAGTTGATTGGTTTGTATGGTCAGCACCTGTGGCGGGACGGAGGCAGACGAGTAGTTGTTACTGAGGGTGAGGTGGATGCGTTAAGTGTCAGCCAAGCTTTCGATAACAAGTGGCCTGTCGTCAGTGTACCTAACGGAGCAGGAGCAGCTAAGAAGTTCGTTGCTCAAGCTATCGACTGGTTAGATCGTTATGAACAAGTAGTGTTCTGCTTTGACATGGATGATGTCGGACGAAAGGGAGCAGCAGAATGTGCGGCACTCTTAACACCTGGTAAAGCACACATCGCAGAGCTACCACTAAAGGATGCTAACGACATGCTTGTTGCTAACAGAAGTAAAGAGTTAGTACAGTGTTTGTTCGACGCTCGTGAGTACAGACCGGACGGCATCGTAAACGGTAAGGAGTTGTGGGATGTTATCTCTCATAAAGAGGAACACAAAAGTAAACCGTATCCGTTTATCGGGCTGAACAGTATCACTCACGGTATGAGGTTGGGTGAACTTGTAACTGTTACTGCTGGTAGTGGTATCGGTAAGTCTTTGTTCTGTCGTGAGATCGCACACCATCTGTTAGGGTTGGGTGAGACTGTTGGTTACATAGCTCTTGAAGAATCCGTCAGACGCACAGCACTAGGTATCATGGGTATCCACATGAACAAACCACTACATCTCGATGATGATATGTTAGATGAAAAGGAGATGAGACCTGCGTTCGATAGGACTGTGGGTAACGGTAAGTTCTACACCTACGATCACTTCGGGAGTATGGAGAGTGACAATCTTCTGTCCAAAATAAGGTACTTAATTAAGGGCTTTGATTGTAAGTGGATATTCCTAGATCACCTATCGATTGTTGTTAGTGGTATCCAAGGAGACGATGAACGCAGACTGATTGATAATACAATGACCAAGCTACGATCTCTTGTTGAGGAGACAGGGTGTGGTATGGTACTTGTCAGTCACTTGAAGCGTGTGGATACTGGACATGAAGAGGGTGGACGAGTAAGTCTGCATCACCTCCGAGGGTCTCAAGCAATCGCACAGCTAAGTGATATGGTCATCGGATTGGAACGCAACCAACAAAGCGACAGGCTATCTAACGAAACAAAAGTAAGAGTACTGAAGAATCGATTCAGCGGTGAGACCGGACACTGTAGTACATTGTACTATAACATAGACACCGGACGATGCACTGAGGAAGAGAGAGCGAGTACCTTTGAAGAAACAAATAATGAACCATTCTAATAAATATGAGAACACTATTCTTTGATGTTGAAACAAATCCTATAGAGGACTTCACCAATCTGACGGACTTACACACTGTACACTGCTTGTCTGTGTACGATCCAATGACTCCTAAGATGGTGACCTTTGCAGGAGATAGTATACACCGTGGACTGACAGCACTAGCGGAAGCAGACCGTATCGTCGGACACAATGTTATTAAGTTTGATATACCAGCACTTAAGAAGCTGTACGGATTCTCTCCACCTCTTGTTAAAGTAGTAGATACCTTAGTATTATCTAGGTGTATCTTCTCTGACCTACGCAACGAGGACTTCGGTCGTAACAACTTCGATCCTAAACTTGTAGGTAGTCACAGCTTGAAAGCTTGGGGACACCGGATGGGTAAAGCTACGAAGCTGACATACGGAGAAGAAGACGGAGCATTCGATCACTACAACGAGGAGATGAAGAAGTACTGCGAGAGAGACTGTATAGTTACACAGCTGTTGTACGATTATCTACTCACTCAAGAGCCTAGCAATCAGATGATAGCTATCGAACACTGGTTTGCATTTATTATATCTCAACAGGAACGACACGGTTTCAGCTTTGATCTTGATAAAGCAGACAGACTGACAGCCAAGCTTACATCTATACGAGCTGAGTTGAAAGACGAACTGCAACAGATGGTAGCACCCAAGGTTGAAGAGATGAAGAGTCCTGCTGGTTGGACACTGAAGATAGAGAGTGAAGATCAAGTAGAGATACTCAGTGCTGAGACCAAGGTGAAACTAAAGGAACAACTGAAAGCTAGAGGTCTAAAGCAGACTCTGTTAAAGGAAGCAAAGAAGCAAGGTAACAAACAAAAGACTACACTGTTCAACCCTGGTTCCCGACAACAGATAGCAGCCGCATTAGCTGACCTTGGATATGATCTACCAAAAGAACCAGATGCTACCACACCTAAAGTAGACGAGGGAGTACTGAAGAAGATAGATCATCCAATAGCACAGAAGTTGTTAGACTATCTCCTCGTACAGAAAAGACTTGGTCAGTTAGCAGAGGGAGAACAAGCGTGGTTGAAGCTGGCTAAGAAGGGAAGAATACATGGCAGTGTGAATACAAATGGAGCGGTGACCGGGCGGTGTACACACAGTAATCCAAATGTAGCACAGGTTCCTGCTTGTCGTGTACCGTACGGTGAAGAGTGTCGAGGATTGTTCGGTGCGGGTGTTGGTAAGAAGTTGGTGGGGTGTGATGCTAGTGGGTTGGAGCTACGGATGTTAGCACATTACTTAGCATTCTACGACGGAGGAGAGTACGGTAAGATCGTAACAGAAGGAGACATCCACACAGCTAATCAACAAGCTGCTGGACTGGAGACACGGGACCAAGCTAAGACATTTATCTATGCTTTCCTTTACGGAGCTGGTGATGCAAAGATTGGAGACATCGTAGGAGGTACAGCTAGAGAAGGACAGATGTTAAAGCGTAAGTTCCTATCCAACCTACCAGCTCTGAATAGACTGCAACAAGACATCAAAAGAAAAGTAGAGAACGGTGGTACATTGATGGGACTGGATGGTAGATTGTTACGCATACGCAGTAGTCACGCAGCACTGAACATGTTACTTCAATCAGCCGGAGCAGTGTGTATGAAGGTAGCTTTGATACAGTTGTACCATGCACTCGGTAAGAGTAAGTGGCAGCACGGTAGAGAGTACGCATTCGTTGCTAACATACACGACGAGTTCCAGGCAGAAGTAATACCGCAACACGCAGAAGACTTCGGTAAGTTAGCAGTGAAAGCTATTCGTGTAGCTGGTAAAGAACTGAAGCTGAATGTACAACTCGACGGTGAGTACAAAGTAGGTACAACATGGGCGGAGACTCATTGATATGAAGACAGATACTTGTACTAAATGTGGAGAGACTAAAGCACTTGAAGATTTTACACGCTGTAAGAAATCTAAAACAGGATACAGAAAAACTTGTAAGGATTGTAGGCGTGTACAACAACGCAAGTGGATGGATGAAAACTCAGATCACTTCAAAGCTTTATGTCGTAAGCAACATCTTAAAGTTAGGTACGGAATAACACCTGAAGATTATGATGTTATGCTACAGAAACAGAAGGGTAAATGTGCTATCTGTGATAGGCACGGTCAGAGTCCTGGTAACAAAAGATTGCTAGATGTAGACCACTGCCACAAGACAGGGAAGATAAGAGGTTTGTTATGTAACAGATGTAATCAATCAATGGGTAAAGTTAAAGATGACATTGATCTGTTAAAGAAGTTTCTAGCTTACCTAATTAGTTGGGAGTATAGAGATTAACGATGGACGAGATACAATACGACAGCTACACTACCCTTGCATACCTCTATGATACACAAGACCTCACCATGCCATCATCAAACGCACAACGGATAGGAGCCATCGCAGAGACTCGCTTCATAGCTGAATGTTTAGAGCGAGACTTTGAACCACACACGCCAACGACTCCTATGCCTTGGGACTTTATTGTCCACTGTCCGGCTGGTGATCTAAAGGTACAAGTAAAGAGTTCCTCTTGCACAGTTGGATCGTGTTACTCTGTAAATACAGGATGTGGAAACAGTACTAAGGCACACATTCCAAACATTGTAGATATAGTAGCAGTATACTTAGTACCTATCAATGAGTGGTGGATGATACCGCAATCAGAGATGACATGTGTTACACTGCGGTTATATCCAGCACACACAAGCAAAAGCAAATACAAGAAATATCAAAACAATTGGAGCGTATACTATGAGTAAAACTACACTACTAATCGACGCAGATGTGTTAGCATTTGAAGCAGCTGTTGTCGCAGAAGAGCCGATACAATGGAAAGAAGAACTGTGGACTGTACACGCAGACATGGCATTAGCTAAAGCTCGTGTGATAAATAAGATACAGGAGTTCAGAGATAACTTAAGATGTGAGAATGTAGTGCTGTGTCTATCAGACCGTGCTAACTTCCGACGCAAGCTATTCCCTGACTACAAAGCAAACCGTGCTAAGTCACGACTGCCTATCATACTTAGACAAGTAAAGCAGTGGATCATCGATGAACTTGGTGGCGTGCTGTGGAATAACTTGGAAGCTGATGATGTTATATCTATCCTAGCTACTGACAAAGCAATGGATGAAGAGACGATCATTGTTAGTATAGACAAAGACTTCAAGAGTGTACCAGGTATCTTCTACGATTATAACAGAGGAGAGTACCACCAACCATCCATTGAAGAAGCAGATAACTTCCACTTGATACAAACACTGACCGGAGATTCAACGGATGGATACAGTGGTGTACCAAAGGTAGGAGCTGTTACTGCTAAACGACTACTAGATAAACATGGATACACATGGGAGACTGTTACAAAATGCTACGAAGATGCTGGACTCACTGAACAAGATGCTTTGATGAACGCATGGATGGCAAGATTACTACGAGCAGAGAACTACTGCTTCAGAACTAAAACAATAAAGAAACTATGGACACCGAAGAACTACCAAACCAAGGATATACTAGAAACTTCAGCACTGGGGCAAGGCGTGATGGGGACGATGGACGGGGACGACCCAGCCTTATACCTCCGGTCGCCTTACGCAGTCTCGCCAAACGATTTGAAGCTGGCGGAAAGCTTTACGGAGACGACAACTGGAAGCAAGGATTCCCACTAAGTAGATTATATGACTCGATGTTTAGACATTTGTTGGGGCTGGCTGAGGGGGACAACTCTGAAGACCATGCGGGTGCTAT